AGACCCAGTACAAGCTATTCCTCTCGTAAGGAACTGACGTTTGATAAGTTAGACTCATCCTACATGGTGGCTACTGCTGGTGGTGAAGGTATTGCCCGTGGTGAAACACTAACACATGCCCACCTATCTGAGCTTGCCTTCTGGAAAGAGGGCGTAGCTAAAGAGAACCTTAACGGTCTACTACAGTCGATCCCTGACTCCCCAGACACTGAAGTGTACATTGAGTCAACAGCAAATGGGGTGACTGGCCCCTTCTATGAAATCTGGAAGGGCGCTGAGGCTGGTGAGAACGGCTATACGCCTGTATTCATCCCTTGGTATCTACAGAAGGAATATCGGACAAGAGTACCTAAGGGGTTCACAAGAACTCCTGAGGAAGAGGACCTTAAGTTCAAGTATGGACTGGATGACCAACAGCTATATTGGCGGCGTCTAAAGGTAAACCAAAACGGTATTGACCTATTCAAGCAAGAGTATCCATGTGAGCCTGATGAAGCGTTCCTGACTACAGGTCGCCCAGTGTTCCAGCCTGATGCTCTTGTTCAGCGTATGTCTGAGCTAAATGGCCCAATCTACCGACTGGCTCTTGAGCTTACTGAATGGCGTGAGCATCACTCTGGTGAGCTACTCATGTATTACCCAGTTGATCCCGGCGAAACTTATTACATCGCTGCTGACGTGGCTATGGGTGTCCGTGGTGGTGACTACAGTGTTGCTCAGGTCCTAGACTCTAGGAAGAGGCAAGTAGCTGTGTGGCGAGGTCACGTTCATCCTGACTACTATTCAGAGGTTCTATATAGGCTTGGGATGTACTTCAATGAAGCTAAGATAGCAGTTGAAGCTAACAACCACGGTCTTCTCACAGTCAACCTTCTCTACAAGCAATGGAACTATCCAAACGTACACATGAATATCGTTGTGGATAAGATGACAGATGTTGATACCCCTAATCTTGGGTTCATCACAAATGCTAAAACCAAACCAATGATCATTGACGGTCTACGGGCTTCTATGAGGACCGCTGAGATTGAGCTTAATGATAAGACTACTATTTCTGAGATGCTTACTTTCGTAGTGAAAGAGAGCGGAAAACTTGAGGCTGAAGAGGGACGACACGATGACTGTGTTATGTCCCTAGCAATTTGTAATCACATCCATGACGGTGTGTGGCAACCTATTGAAGTTACATCAGCTTATTACACTGAGGCAATTTAGGACTACTAATGGCAAAACAAGACGAGGATGATACGCTATCAGCTATCCTTGCAAAAGCTATCGCCAACAGTGAACACATTACAGACGGAAAACTAGCTAAAGAGCGCATGGATGTTGATCGGTATTACCGTGGTGAACTTCCTCAGCCTCTTCACAAAGGTGACTCCAAGTACGTAAGCCGGGATGTCTTCGATGCAGTAGACTCTATGAGAGCTACCATCCTTGAAGCATTTAGCGCTAATAACCGTATTGTGTTCTTTCGCCCTGAAAAGGGTGAGACTGTAGATGATGCAAAGCAAGCAACAGACTACTGCCGCCATGTCTTCTTCAAGGAGAATGACGGTGAAGATGCTCTCTATACTGTCCTTACTGATGGTCTTACAAAACGCTTCAGCTTTGTTAAGGTCTTCCATGAGGAAACTACAGATGAAGATGAGTATGACTTTGAAGCTCTAACAGCAGACGAACTAACTGCTGTAGTGGGTGAGTACGATAACTATGACTTTACAGAGGCTGAGACAACTCCTGAGGGTCTTTATACAGGCACCTTCACAGTTGCTACCAAGACATCTCGTATCGGTGTTGAAGTTGTACAGCCTGAGGACATTCTAATTGCCTCTCGCACTACCAAAATCCAAGACGCAAAGTACATCATTCACCGAACCTCTCAGACTCAATCCCAGCTTCTGAAGTCTGGTGTTGATCCTAAGAAGCTTAAGGATATTACCTTCGGTTCTGGCCGTGATGTAGACCTTGAGTATGAGAAGCAGCAACGCTTTGAATCAGTTGATGACATCATTGCTGCTGATGACGCTTATGACCCCTCTGTTGAAGAGGTTACGGTTTATGAGTGTTACATCCGTTTGGACACTGGCGATAAGACTAACAAGCTCCATAAGGTGCTCTACTGCCAAGGTAATATCTTAGAGAAAGAGCCTATCTCACGTATGCCGTTTGCGGTGTTCGTACCGCTGCCTACCCCTCATACATTCTTTGGTGAGAACTTCGCAGCTTCGGCTATTCCTACTCAGAACGCTCGTACAGTTCTTATTCGTCAGATCATTAACCACACTCTGATTACCAATAACCCACGCCTACAGGTACTCAACGGGACAGTTCAAAACCCTAATGAGCTTCTTGAGAATAGACTCGGCGGTATTGTCAACGTGCGGCGTATGGATGGTCTTGCTCCTATCCCACAAGCTGCTTTGAACCCATTTGTCTTCAACCTTATCAAGATGATTGATGAGGACAAGGAAGAGACTACAGGTATCTCAAAGCTGTCTCAGGGTATGAACAAGGACGCTATCTCTACCCAGAACGCTCAGGGTATGGTTGAACAGTTGATCAGTGCTTCACAGCAGCGGCAGAAGATTATTGCTCGCCGCTTTGGTAAGTTCCTTAAAGAACTGTTCGGTCTGATCTATCACACGGCAGTTGACCATGTGACTGAGGCTGAGTTCGTAGATGTCACTGGCTCCTATGTACCAGTCAATCCTAATGATTGGCAGGAACGGTCAGCAGCTTCTATTGAGCTTACGCTTGGCTATGGTGAACAACAGGCTGAGTCTATGAAGTGGGTTGAGATTGACCAATACTTCAGTCAGGACCAACAGCTTAGTGCTGCATATGGATATGACAAACGGTATGAGGTTATCCGCCGTAGCCTTGAGAAGAAGGGTATTGAAGACTTTGAGTCCTTCCTAACACCACCTGATCAGATGAAGCCACCTGAACCTTCAGAGGCTGAGAAGATGCAGATGGAGCAGATGAGGGGTCAGATTGAGTACCAGAAGGCACAGGCTCACGCCATGATGTCCAAGGCTGAATCTGACAGGATCAAAGCTCAGGCCGATCTTCTACGTGCTCAAACAGAGTCTCAAGTCAAAATGGCTGAGCTTCAGCTTGATACCCGTGAACTGGCTCATAAGATCACTATTGATACTGAAGAGCTTCGTGTCGCTAAGACTATCCCAGATCAGAAGGCAAACTTCGCGCCTAACGCTGGTTAAACCAAAAGCCCCTACCTTAGACATAATCCAAGGTAGGGGGTACATCAGGAGAGAGATGGAAATAAGTTTAGAACAGGCCGTAAGGATCGGTCGGGACCTAAAGGCACTTATGCAGTCAGATGCTGTACACATTGCCTTAGAAGTAATGAAACAAGACTACCAACAGAGAGTGTTCAATTCAGAACCTTCTGACGTAGCTACACGAGAACAGGCTTATTATGAGTCCCGTGGGCTAGATGGTTTAGTCGCAACAATCAATTCATTCATCCATTTAGCTGAGGCAGAAATTGAGCCTGAGACTAATGAAGATGACAATACATATTAAGGAGCCTCTATCCTATGGACGAGGAATTTGAAGGTCAGGAAACTGACATTGAAGACGCAATCAATGCTTTCATGCGTGACCCAGAAGACGATGAAAATCTATCTACTGACGTGGAAAGTGAAGACACTACTGAAGATGATACTGAGGTAGACGAGGTAGACGAAGACGGTCAAGAAGAGGAAGGTAATGATACTGACCCCGATGAGTCTGAAGCTGAAGACAAAGATGAAGCTCCTAAAGCCAAAGTGGCTGACGATGAAGCTGAAGTCACTGTCACAGTAGAAGGCACTGAACATCGGGTATCGGTTAAGGACCTGAAACGGCTTTACGGTCAAGAAGCGGCCCTCACACAGAAGTCACAGGCTATCGCAGCCCAGCGCCGTGCTTTGGAAGATCAAGGTCTATATCTCGCAAAGATTTTAGACGGTCGGCATAAAGAGGCCGTGGCTAAGGTGGCTAAATACAAAGATGTGGACTTGTTCCGTGCATCCCGTGAATTGGACCCTGAGGACTTTGATGCTCTTCGGTCTGCTAAGGAACATGCAGAGTCGGAGCTAGTAGCCATTGAGCGTGAAGGTCAAGAGTTCGTACAACGTGCTCAGGCCCAGCGTAATCAGCACCTTCGTGAACAGGCTAAGGAATCCCTAAAGGTTATTACCAAGGTGATCCCAGACTGGAATGATGACGTGTACTCTAAGGTCAGCGCTTATGCTGTCTCTCAGGGTATGGATGCTGATATTGTCGGTCAAATTGTAGACTCAAGTGCAATCATTATGATGCACAAAGCATGGCAGTTTGATCAGGCACAGTCCAAGAAAGAAACGGTCCAGAAGAAAATCTCTAAGACGCCTAAGAAGGTTCTCAAGTCTTCGGGTGATCCTGCTGATCGTGCTACCTCTAAAATCAAAGCTCTCCGCCGCGATGCAGTCAATACTGGTGACGTAGATGACGTTGCCGCGCTGTTCCTCGCCGCACAAGATAACTAAGGAAGAAACTATATGGCTACTCATTTGAAATCGTTCGATCTGGTTGGTAAAAAGGAAGATGTTGCTGATTACATCTCCATGATCAGCCCTTCGGATACTCCTTTCCTGTCTTCGATCAAGACTGAGAAAGTTGAAAATACTTTGTACCAGTGGCAGGAAGACCAACTGCGGGCTGTTCAGAAGAACACCAAGCTTGAAGGTGCTGACGCCGCTGACTCGGATCGGGACCAGCCGACCATGCGTCAGAACGGTACTCAAATCCTTGAAGAAACCTTCAAAGTATCGGGTACTGCTGACGCTGTTAAGACCTACGGTCGTGATAAGATCACCGCTCGTGAAACCATGAAGACTGGTAAGCTTCTGAAGATGGACCTTGAGCACTCGCTCGTGGGTACTGGTCAGACTTATGTTGCTGCTGCTGGTACCACCGCTGGTGAATTCGCTGGTGTTCAGGCTCAGATTGATGCTGCTGTTACGACTGCTGCCGCTGCTGCTGCACTGACTGAAGACATGATCGTGGACACTCACGAGAAGCTCTACAACGAAGGTTCTGATGCTACTATCCTGATGGTTAAGCCTTCGGATACTAAGGTCATCGCTGGCTTCTCTCAGGCCTCTGGTCGTACCCAAGAGGTGAAGAACGGTGATGTCAAAATCACTAACGTCATCAACATCTATGAAGGCCCCTTTGGCACTGTACGTGTTGTAAAGAACCGCCGCCTACGTCCTACTGATGCTCTCTTGGTTGACTCTAAGAACTGGAAGCTGGCCGTTCTGCGTGACTGGTTCCGCGAGAAGCTGGCTAAGACTGGTGACGCTGAGCGTTGGATGATGCTCGGTGAATTTGGTCTGAAACACACCAACCGTAAGGCAACTGGCCTCATTTCTGGCCTCGCCTAATAGCCTTCCTTGGACATAATCCAAGGTAGAACGAAGGACCCTGATGCTGTCTCTCCCAGCATTGGGGTCTTTTCTTTTGGAGATTAAATGAACAACAACTTTGAATATAGCGCTCATGAAGGTCTGATCTTAGACGCTTCAGAGACACATGATGCAATTGTCACAGAGCAATATATTGGTGATGATTTTTGGGAAGACATTAAGGCCGCTAAGGAAGACTTCAGTATCCGCCTTAATGGACTAACGCCAGTAGCCTCAATCCCTGAGGCACTAGCAAACAAATGGCTACGTGAGGGTTTCGATCTTTGGAACGCCCCGGCCAATGAAATTACTCGGAAGCTTAGGATCGACGGATACGACAAGTTCGTAATCTCAGGTAACACTCGATTCGATCATTAAGCCCCTAAACACTCCACAGGAGCTACTATGATCTACTCGCAATTGCGTGACCACTTCAATCAAATCCTGAATAGGGACGACTGCTCGGATACACTATCTGACTTATTTATTTCAATGGGTGTACGCCGTGTTGAACGGTTGTTGCGTACTCCGCTTCAAAAGTACATTAAGACGTGGGTTATTCCTAGCGACTTCACTGGTAGCCTCAGTGTACCTAACGATTATATTGGAATGGTTGAGCTACGGGTTGACGATACTTCGGTTCCTCGAATTGTGGGTCATCAGACGGAACTGAAGACAGGATTTGAGTTCCTTAATGGACAACTAAAGTTTAACTTCACAATAGATGAAGGCTCTATTGTCACGCTTGAATACTATGCTGAGTTTGATAAGGACGTAGGGCCTAACGACTATACCACATGGTCCCTTACCATCTCTGACCTAGCAATCTACGCAGCACTTGTATTTGCAGCAGACTATTTCATGGATGTTCGTAAGCCTGACTTCCAATCCACAATGGTTTCACTAACCACAGAGGTTCAAGATATGGCCGATGTTGATGCTATGTCTGGTGGTGGTATGTCTATCACTCCTTATGGTGGCGGGGTTGCGTAATGGCTACATCCTTCTATGGATCAGGTCTAAATGAGCTAAAGGCTGGGGCTGAGGTAATAACCCCAGTTCCTATCACTGAACCTTCAAATAATCTTGACCCTAACTTTGTTCACTCTGGTACTTCATTCTACGCCGTTAAAGGTGATCAAGGACTGAGCGATACAAGTCTTATTGACAGGCTTCTTGATGTAACATCAGCTTATGATGTGTGGATAGCTAACGGCAATGTTGGGACTATAGACGATTTCTTCCTGTTCATTACAGGCGATACTGGACCTCAGGGACCTCAGGGACCTCAAGGTATTCAAGGTATCCAAGGACCTACAGGCCCTCAAGGACTTACAGGTGATCAAGGTATTCAGGGACCTCAGGGACTTACAGGCGATACTGGACCTCAAGGTATTCAGGGACCTCAAGGTATTCAAGGACCTCAAGGACTTACAGGCGATACTGGACCTCAGGGACTTACAGGCGATACTGGACCTCAAGGTATTCAAGGACTTACAGGTGCTACTGGACCTCAAGGACCTCAAGGTATCCAAGGACTTACAGGCAATACTGGACCTCAAGGACTTACAGGCGATACTGGACCTCAGGGACCTCAAGGTATTCAAGGACTTACAGGCGATACTGGACCTCAGGGACCTCAAGGTATTCAAGGA